ATGGCAACCGAAGCGCAAAGACGAGCAACATCCTCCTACCGCAAAAGATCGGTGAAACAGCTTGTCATACGCTTTTACCCTAACGAGGATGACGAGAGTATATATAAATGGCTCAAGGAGCAAGACAATACAACCGAGTACATCAAGAGCTTGATTCGAGAGGACATGAGCCGTTAGAGACTTGTTGCAATGCCCCCAAACGCAAAATGCCCGCGCCCCATTACAGGGCGCGGGCATTTTAGTTAAAGAAGCTCGTTTACTCGTTTTTGCACGGCATCAAAGTTGGCGCCAAGTCTGGCCTTGCGCTCGTCACCGTTGCCGTACTCGCCGCGAATGACGGCGCGTGCAAGAGCGTCGATGTCTACGGCGTTGACGCGGGAATTGACCACGGCTTGCACCTCGTCATAGCGGGTGCCAAGAATTACCTTGCGCGTCTCACCGTTGCCAAGCTTTCCGTTGAGCACGTCCGTTGCAAGATCGTCGGCACTTGCGGTAGCCGCACGATTTACAAGGGTTTGAACCTCGTTGAATCGAGTGCCAAGCTTGGCCTTGCGCTCGCCACCGTTGCCGTACTTCCCTCGCATTACGCCTGCTGCAAGGTCGGCGGTACTACCACTATTCTCATGGGCAGTCTCCACCGGCGCATTGTAGGTGCTGGGCTTCGCATAACGCGACCAAGCGGCAGCGTCCATGAAAGCAATGTCAAGATCGAGGTTGCCGTTGTACCCAGATAGTCTACCGTGCGAAGAATACTGGTGCATCACGCAGGTATTCCAAGCACCAAAGCCGCCATCAGGAAGCCATGGCGAATCCTGGTACCCAGTCTGATTCTCGTTGGCATACTGGGCAACCCAGAGGGCGTGGTTAGGCGCAATCTTAGACCAATCTTCCTCTTTAGTGAGATTGCGGTAGGTATACAAGAGACACCTCACGCCCGTGAGTGCATAGATACGATCAAGGAATTTCTTGGCACCGTCCGTGCCGATTCTGCCGCCGTCCTCATAATCGAGCACGGGAACACCCTTACCGAAATAGTTTTTACAGTTCTGATAGAAGTGATCCGCCTGCTTGACAGGATCATCCATATTCATGAAATGGTAGAAGCCCCAGAGCTTACCCGCCTTGATAGCCTTTTGCACAAACGCGTCACAAAACGTATTGACGCAATTGGTGCCCTGGGTTCCTTTGATGATGACAAAATCGTATTCGATTGAATCAAGATTAAGGTTTTTTTGCCAGTCTGCAATATCGATGCCCTTCATGGTCATCTGCATCACCTCTTAATTGCATTGAATTGTGTGAAAGTGACGGCGTTAAGCTCGTCGGCTGTCCATGCATGGATTGAATTGGTGCCGTCATCAGGGTCGCGGAGCGCATAGGTACCGTCGGTGTTTTCGCGCCAAATCATCACGACGTGCGAGCCGTAAGAGCGCTCGCCAAGGGTTCCGGTAACGCCTGCGAAGACGATCCAGCCGTCATCGACGGCCTTGAGGGCTTCATCCGTGCCCCAAAACGTGTCACGGGTTTCGAAATGATAGGTCTTCGCTAGATAGGCGCTGAACTTGGCCATGTCGTTAACCCGGTCGGTCAGGCAACTTTCGCCGACGAAAGCTGCCAGCAGGTCGGGCGTAATCTCGCGACCGTTGAGGTAGCTCAACGCCATTGCCGCCGCCGTTAGGCCGCAGCCGTATGTACCTATAGTTTCGTCCGAGTAAGCGGCATCAGCCCATTGAGGGTCTTTTTGCAAAAAGAGCGGCATATAGCCGCTCTTCGCACTCGTCTTATTTTCATAAACAGGCAAAGCCGCTGTATAACCATCGCTATAGCCTTGGTTATATGCTTTTCCAAATGCTGCCGTATCTCTGCCAACGTGGTCGACGGTCAAAACGAACCATAAGCCCATGCCTGCCGCGAAGCCCAGCAGCAACGCCGCCGCAATCCGCATCCTAGCCGCGCTTAGCGACTTCATCGGCAATCGCCTTCGTAATATCGTCTGTGTCAACGTTGGCGTGCTCGAAAATCTTCATGATTGGAGAATCGGCAAGCTCTGGATAAGCCTTCTTGAGGTTCTCGAGGATAGAAGCAAGCTCCATGAAGATGATGGTAATGCAGACGACGTAGACGCTGAAGCCATTGAAATTCAGCCCAACGATATGCGAGCTTAGAATCTCGATGCATATCACAAGCATGATGATAAGTGTAAGCGTCGCCTTATGACACAAGCCACGGCGCATCGTCGAAGACTTGAAGTTACAGTTGAAGATTGCCTGGGCGATTCCCGTAACCATGTCGATAAGCATCATCAGGAATGCGCCGGCGATTGCCCAGATTTGCGGCTCGGTAAACGTGTAGATATCTCCCATTATTTCTCCTTTGCATTGTCATCGATCATCTTTTGCACAGCGGCACGCCAGAGCTTTGGCACGCTATCGACAGTGCGGGTGCCATCCACGACGGCTTCGTAGTAGATCTTTGCCATAGCTACTCACCGCCTACCAAATCGCCGATCTCAAGAAGTGCGGCATTGGTGTCCTTGAGCGCCGCACGTGTGTCCTTGAGCTGGTTGATGAGCATGTCGATGCGCTCGGTGTCCGTAAGCTCGTCAACCTCGTGCGCATCCCACAGCTCGTTGAAAGCAGCCGTCACCTCTTCTACGCTCGGCACGCCGACGGCCACGAAATGCAGCTCGTCGGCTCGGTAGAACTCAACCGCACTTCCGTCGGCACCGTTGTCCGCAACATCCTTCTCAATGTTTCGGCGAAGCCAAACATCTGCGGTCACGCCGCCCGGTCGAGCTTCGATCATCACTGCGTCAAGCGGCGCCGCGCTGCATGTCTGAGTGCTCATGCATGCTCCTTTCTGCCGCGCTTATGTGTGCGCGGGCTTTTTTAAATACCTTGTTGAATCCGTTGTCGCGCCATACATCGGCGCAATCTGCATGGCGAAACCAGCCTCCATAGCTCGTAGCCCTCCGCGCTCGCTTGAGCGACGGTGAGCGTCTATACCTACGAAGCGCCCTGCACGCACGCAGGAAAAGCGAACCGCGAAGCGTGGTACGGTTCTTCCGTACCGTGTATCCAACGACATCGACCGGTTCTTCGTTGCTCATGCGGCTTATCTTCCATGGCTTGACGGTAAGGCCGAACTTTTTGTGCAGCAGCCTTTGGAGCTGCCTTGCCGCGCTCCGCAAGTTGCGCTTGTCTGGGCTGAACAAATAGATGTCATCTGCATACCAAAGCTGGTGCGTGATCAGCGGAACGCTAGCGCCGCGCCTTACCTTGCGCATGCACTCGACCTCGTGATAGCCGAAAGAAAGCACCAGCTGTGCCATTCGCAGGCTGAAATAGCTCCCGATCTCAAGCCCGCCGCCGTATGTGGCTAGCAGTGATTCGGCTATATAGAGCACATCAGGACTTCTCACGTATCGGTGAAGCAGTTTCATCACAACGTTTGCTCTGATGGACGGATAGCACTTGCGCACGTCCATGTGCACGTAGTAACCGCCATCTTGCGACCACCTGCGCACGGCATGAGCTGCCATGAGCTGACCTTTGCCGGGGATGCTCGAAACCTGCCAGAAGCCTACCTTCGCATCGAGCAGGCGCGACATGGCGGTAACGGCCACATAATCGCAAACCTGCTGCTTCACGCTCTCGACGCCGATGATTCGCATCTTGCCGTTCGTTGGCTCGCGATGCCTGTAACGCTTTATTGGTCGAAACGTCAATGAGCGCGTTTCGACCTCGCGCACGATCTCTTGAATCAACGCTGGAGCGCTGCCGTGCTCTTGCGGAACGCGCCAGGCGTTTTTCTTCCCCGCCTTCGATTCGAGCCACGATTCGTAGGCGGCAAAAACAAGGGCCTCGTTCACGCGAAGCCCTTTGCAATAGCTCTTCAATTTTTTGACCTTGTTACTCTCTGGATGTCGTACGAGCGGTCGCGTTTCCGTTACTGGCCCGCTGGTCTTAAGACATATTTCACTTAGTTAAGCCAGGCTGCCCCCGCTCGCCACCAGCGGCGGCGGGTAGTCGCGGCGGAAATAAAGATAGATAGCTGGTTGTTGAGATAATCACCCAGATAGGCGCGAGCCGATGTTCCACCTAGCGTTGCCGGTGCCGTTGTTGCCGTTGACGTACCAAAGGCCAGCATTGCCCCTGTTCCTCAAGTTGCCAAGGGAAAGCCAAGAGAACATGACAGCCCACGCGCCGCGAATCCCTGCTTGTTTTTACGAAGGGGACAAGTCCCCTCGCGGCTTACGCCGCTTCACCCCTTGAACGACCATTGGCAGAGCGGCGCGAGCCGACGTGCCACCCAGCGCTGCCGGCGCCGCTGTTGCCGCTGACGTACCAAAGGCCAGCAACGCCCCCGTTCCGCAAGTAGCCAAGGGAAAGCCACTCTCGCCAGCCTACAGTGGTGTCCGCGACTTTATAGTTGCCATCGCAGATGCCGACCGACGTTGACGCGCCCGTGCCATGCTGCATCATCAGGCCGTTGTCGGTCTTCGGGTAAAGGCCGTAGTTCCAACCTTCGCCAGCTGGGCCGGGGAACGTGCCGATGCTCAGAGCCGTATCCGGCATGCTTCCAGACTTCTCGTCTTTCGTGTCGGGATTCACCCAGACGGCTGTACCGCTGCCCGTGTACTGAATGAGCACGTTGCCGAAAACCTCGTACATGCCAAGACCAAGCTCGATGCCTTGGATCACGAACGGCTGCTTGGAATCGGCGCAACTCGTCGGTGAGCCATCACCTTCAACCATGTCGCACGCGCCTGTGATCCACGGCGAAGTCGCGAGCTGATAGGTGGTGTCGGTGTTGAAGGGCTTAGCGACATCGAAGTAGATCGCGACGTTGGACGCATCGACGGTGGCTTTCTTGATAACCTTCGCGCTGTCGAAAATATCGCGGTTGTACGAATTGCCACGGTCGGTGCTGGTGCCCGCATGTGTGCCGAGCATCATGGCCGAGCCGACGATGATCTGGTCGGCCTTGTCCTTCGCGATGACAACACGCGTCGTGTTGCTCTCGGCTAGCGTCGGCGTTGCCGTTATGTCGTAGCCTGTGCATCCGGTGAAGACGCTCTGCGAGTTTTTGGTGGCGTACTTGAGCAGGAACATCGCCTTGACGTACCAATCATCTGCTGCAACCTTGAGCGAATCGCCTGTCGCGGCTGTCTTCATAAGGCTGACGCCGGAATCATGGCTGATGCTCATGGTCTTGACCGAAGCGCCGCTAACGCTGCGCGGCTTGCCGTCGGCATCGACCGAGAGCGCGTATTTCGCATAGAGCATGAATGGGCGCTTTGTGCCGCTCGGAAGGTAGGCGGCTGGCTGCGCCTTCATGCCCTGATTCTGCGTGTCGGAGACGGTTAGGTTAACGGCATCGTCCGTCTCGGTTTCCAGCGTGTAGAGCACTGGCGTCATGATCCACGTGTCGTTGCTGCGAGAGAACCGACCGTCACCGTCGATTGCCGTGACGTAAGGCGTGCCGTCAGCATCAACGCCGCCGTTGACCTCGAAGAACGTGAAGGCTCCGTGGTTGACGTAAGGGTCGGTTGCGGCCTTGCCGATGATGCCGGGCTTGGGGTTGGCGATGCCTGCGTTTGCGCCGGTCTTGGTGCAGGCCGTGGCGCTGCCCTTCGGGATGCTAACGCCGTAGTTCTTCCCGTCGCGCATCTTAGCGAGCCATGCGGCGATACTCGCGTTTGTATAGCGTCCGGTCTTGTCATCAAAAATGGGGACTGTCGAAGCCCCCATGGATTCGAGCGCGATTGCCACGCGCTCGAGCGTCTCGTGATCTGCAATGTGGGTTTTGCCCATGCTTAATCCTCCGTATCGACTAGCGAGATGTAATCCGTATCGCCAACGGTGTCGTAGGCAAGATAGATGCGCTTGTCGGGGCTGATCGACCCTCGCGCTTCCTCAGCTGCCTTACGAGCGTCCGCAGCCGCCTGATCCGCGCTGAACTTGGATGCTTTCGTCGCGTTTGTCGCGGCGTTCGCCGCATTGGTTGCGGTGTCGGCGTTCGCCTTGGCTGTATTTGCAGCAGCCGCCGCGTCTGTGGCACTTTTTGTCGCGGCGTTCGCCTTGGCCGTCGCGGTGTTGGCTGCGTCCGTGGCGCTCTTGCAGATGTTGACCGCCGCGTTGGCGTTATTCAGCGCCTTGCCCGCATCGGTGACGGCCTGCTCGCCCTTGGTGACAGCGGTTTCGGCTCGCTTCTCGAGCGCTTCGACTGCGTTGTCCCATGACTTCGCCGGAGTATTTCCCTCACGGGCGTCGCGCATGATGTCCAGCGCGAAACGCTCGGTCTGCACCGTCTGCGAGCCTTTCTTCAATTCGAAATAGGCTTCGTCGGTGTAGCCGGAAACGCTTGCGAGCTTGGATTCATCGCAAACGTAGGTAATCGTATTGCCGCTGACCGTGGCGCTGCCACGGTAATAGTGGATTCGGTCGGGCAATCGAGCAACCAAATAGGAACTGTACCCAGACAAAGACAGCTCGCCGCCGTTGTCATAGATAAGCGCCTTGATGGTTGTTCCGCCGCCTTCGCCTTGCGCGATTCGAATGCAGTTGTTTCCGCATCCGCGCTTGTTAACGTCAAGCTCGATTGTCTGCGTGTTCATTACGCATCACCGCCAGACTTTAGCGCCCGCAGCTTCTCGAGCGCCGCCATGAAAGCCTGAACCGGATCTGTCTGCATTTCGGTGCCACCGTCTTCTGTCGAGACCGCAACTGAAGGGTTGACGATTGCAGCCAGGGCATCGAAGCATGCAACCGTGGCATCGGTTCGGTCATCAACGTACACCGGAGTAACGAGCGTGAACGGCTCGTCGGCGGATTTCGGCTTAACCACGTCCTTGCTGTCAACAACCTCACGCGTGCCGTCATCGTAGACGGCAATGAAGACGATGTTTGCCGCCGCCGCGCGTGCAATGAACTCGGCGTCGAACTCCGTCAGATAGCTCTCGGTGTTGCCCACCGGATCATGCACCATGTAATGTGTGATCTGTGCCATATGACCTCCTAATCAAAATTGCAAAGTGTGCAGATTCCATTTACGAAATCGATGTTCCTTGTCGATGTCCACCAGGTGATTGATCCATTGCCGTTGTCCTGTATCTGGCTGATGTACTTCATGGTCACGTTGGATGTAATGGCGTTGGTTGTGGTTACGCTCGTACTCGCCGAGTTAGACACCGAGATCTTCGGAACGGAAATCCTAAGACTTCCTTCGGCCTGCATCTGAAGCCCGTATAGAACCTTGTTGTCAGATAAATCCTTCATCGACGAAGAAAAGTCGATGTAACCGACCTGCGAGGCACTTGACGCGCCGGATTTCTTACGGAATCCCGACATCTGACCCATGTTGTTGAGAAGCGTGTAGTAGCTGTCGTATCCGCAGCGAAACGTGCCCTTGGCGGTAATGTTGTTCGCGCTCATGTAATTTGTCACGAGCTCGCCGGTCTTGAGGTTCCAGGAATTGCGGCCTTTGGCATCGGCGATGATTCCGGCAGACATGTATGTCGCGTTGATATAGACCTTGCCGTTCTGGAGGAAGATACCCTGAGCCGCACCGTTGCTCGTCAGGCGGTCGAAGATCTTCTTCTGGGTCAGCTGCTCGTCGTAGTCGCTGAGGATGCCGTTCGCGTAGTCAGAAGCGTCTTGCTGCTCGATGGCATGCTGAGCCGCACGCGCCGCCGAAGCGTAAACCTTAACTGCTGACGAGTACGAGCCGTACGACGCGTCGTATTCGTACATTGCCGCCTTGAGCGCGTCTGCCGTCTTGCACTCCAGCACCGCGTTTACCTTGTCGGCGTAATCGCTGTAGGCACCGCCCTCTTCGGTAGATCCGAATGCAGCCGTGTATTTAGGCGCGAGTACTTGTGTGAGGAATTGCGCATTGAGCGACTTGTTGGATTTCAGCGAGTTGTACTGGCTCGTGAGCTCTTCGCGCTCTTTGTCGACCGCCTGCATGGTCTTCTTCACTGCTGCCGCTTCGGCTGTTGTTACCACACCGTCTTTAGCCAGTTCCTGCACGGTGCCGTCAAGGCCAGTCAGCGATTCGGTAAAATCGTATGAGCTCTGGTATGCCTTGTTGTAGGCACTTTCAAGCACTGGTGTCGTGTGGCGAACGGATCCGTCACCGAGCGTGATGCGCTCCATAGACCAGACGTAATAGCCGTTACTCCATTCCGGCAATGTCTCAGACCATCCAAGCTCAGGGTTCTGCGCGTTGATTGGCGGAACCGTATCGCTCTGGTTCTTCGCATAGAGTTTGACGCTGGATGCGATGCCGTTTCCAGCCATCTGGTTCGCACCATTGATTGCCTTGGCGAGACAAGGCGTCGTGTAGCTTACGGCTCCGTCACTCCAAGTAACCTTGCTGCGAGTCCAGATGTACTTCTCCTTGCTCCAGGCAGGCTGCTGTTCGCTCCAGCTACCGCCGACTTGGGAAGAATCGCTTGAAGATAGGTGATACTGCTCGACGATGGATTTGATTCCCCTACCGGTTACACCCTGCTTGCCGTCCGCACCGCTAATGCATGCTGGATCTGAATAGGAAATCTCGCCGGACTGCGTGACAGTCTTCGTCCGAGTCCAGATGTACTTCCCCTCAACCCATACTGGCGCTTCAGACTGCCATCCGGTTTTCGGCGCTTCGGTACGCGAGATGCCTTGCGCGTACTCGACATCGACGGATGCAATTACGGCATCTGTCGTGGCGATCTGCTTGTTATCCACGGTCGTTCCGGCAGACAAGCTAAACTCGCCGGTTGTCATATCCCAAAAGTTCTTCCCCACCTCGTCGGTGAGCAAGCCCGCGCGGATGCGGTCTGCTCGCATCGTGCCGGCGTTGATGCAATCGGCGCTCACCTGAGCGCCGGTAATGAAGGTGCGCCAATTCCACTGGCCGTCGCTCGTGAGCGATGCGGCAAGGCGGATGCCCATGCCGTTGATGTTGACTGCCCACATGCCAGACGTTGCCTTGAGCGGAACGCCCGTTGCGGCATCCAGCGGAACGTTGGAGTAGATCACGCCTAGCTCGAACATCTCGACCTTGTATGTGCCAACGGCATTGAACGCCTTGTTGAGCGCCGCCATGAGCTGGTTGAGCCACGAGACGGACGTGGAAGCCGCCGCGTCGTAATTCGCACGCTGGTTGCTTCCGCTCTTTAGCTGCTGAGCCATCGACTGGAAGATGTCTGCGAGGTCATCGGTCAGGTTGCCGAACACCACCGTTGCACCTCCGGTCACAAGGTCGCGGCAAAGCTTCGAGACGCGGCCTTTGATTCTGATTCCGGCATCGGAAAAGCCCTTGTCGATGATCGCGACGCGATCGCCGACGGCAACGCTCTCCCAATCCCGACCGAAAGCAAACAGGTCAATCACGCTTGCCTCGTATGAAACGGTTGGCGTTTTGGCCTGCTCGAGGTAATCGTTCGTCTCGGCAAGAAGCTGAGCCGCATCCTCGCACTGCTCGTTAACGTAAACGTCTACGGCGGGCGCGATGCCGCCGCTACCGTCGGGATGCCCCCAAACCTCTGTGGCTGCGGCATCCTCGACGTAATCCTTGCCGCCGTTTATGTCACCGAACGTCAAGCGTCGGCCATAGCCGCCGCCGTCCGTCTCAACGCCTTTTCCGTAACCGTAAACCCTCGTCTTGGGGTTCGCGCTGCCGGTCCTGCGCTTGATGCTTATGAGGTCTTTAGTCCACGTGAAGCGTTTCGGGCTTTGCTGGTTGCCGCGCGTTGCGACCACGCGCACGTATCGGTGCGTGACCCGCACGCCGTCTGTCTCGATGACGGTTTCCAGCTCGCCGCCCCATATCTTGAGTAGGTCGCTCAAGCCCTCACGAACTTTGATGTGGTAGAAGGTGTGCGAAGCGCTGCCGGGTTGGTCGCAGTTGCCAACCTCCCAGCGCGTGCCCGCGAGGATGGACGTAAGCGCTACGGCAACGCTTCCGGACGGTCGCTTGTCCTCGATGTAATCGTCCCAAGTCTCGTTGATTGAGTTGATGCACGTGACGTTGGTATAGGGCTTGCCGGAATCGTCGTGCAGGCGCTCAATCTTGTCAACGATATGCTCATGCACGACACCTTGGCGGTCAATCCAAACAAGGTACTCGCCCTTGGTCAAATCATCATCGCACTTGATCTTAAGCTCGTCTGTTCCGTCGGTAGCTTCATCATGGGTGGCGGCGGTATACGTGAGCCGCCCAAGGTTAACGCCCCATCGGCTGAAACGGGTGAAGTTGACCTTGTTGACTAAAGCCATCTTTCCTCCCATTCCAACGTCGCGGCGCCGCTAGAGATCTTGATATGCGCACGGTCTTTAACCGTGAAAAAGTCGCTCATGATATTGAGCTGGGCAACGGAGCCGTTGACCGTGACGTGCTCCTTGTCGAAGTCCATGCGAACGACACTCGTAGCCGTCAGCGGCTGCACCACCTCCACGAACTCGGCTGTGTCGGTGTTGGTGATGCGCCAAGAGCTGCAAGCCCCGGGCTTGGCCGTCACGGTTAACGCGGCTGGCAGCGTGCCGCCGACGGCGAACGTTGCCGCCCCGTTTACGTCCATCCGGCGATGCTGCCCGTAATAGTCGGGGTCACCGATATGGAACGTCACGGTTGCCTGCGGGCAATCGTCGGTGATCTCGTCAAGGTCTGTCGCACCGCTAACGATCGCCATCAAATAACGCGTTGGGTCATCGGGCAGATAGAGCGGCGCAGGCTCGTCAGACCATAGCAGAGCCGCCAGCTCGTGCCGTGCCTTTGCGACCTCGCGCCGATGCTCGGTGCGGAGCCACATGTCAACCTGTAGGTCGTAACCGGCACGGCGAACCGTCTTGAAGTATTCACCGTGCCGTCCGGGCGCGTCCTCGAAGCTAGCCGAAACGTCAGCCATGATGGGGCGGCGCACCTTGCAGTAGACGAACTTCGACAGGTCATGCCCGTTGAATATGATGCTGTCGCTTTGGTTTCTCTTACGCTTAAGCTCCAACGGGCACTCCCCTCTGCTTCAGCCTGCTGGCAATTCCAGCGCCGATCTGCTGGCCTGTCGCGTACGCGTCCATGTTGTTCGCGACAGTCGCGTTGACGGTCACGTTCACCTGAGCACCGCCACCGAAACCTCCGCTTAGACGGTCGAGGACGCGCGAGATGCCAGCCTCGACGCTCTCTCTGACGCTTGTGCGCAGCTTGGCATCGGGCGCGACGTGCTCAAGTCCTGCTTCGCCAACACCAATGATCGAAGGTTTGTCGAAAGATGCGCCCTTTGCATACCAATTGACGCTGATAGACGGCAGTTTCACAACGCCGCCGATGTCGCGCCAGCTGACGCTGAAGTGCGGCATGTTTATATGCGGCAAACTGATTCGGATTCCACTGAAAGCGCCCTGAATCCTACCGGGGATGCCGCTCACGAAGTTCCAGGCATCGCTAATGGGCGATGTGATGTTGCTTTTGACCGTGGCGAAAACCCCGGCGACCTTGCTGCCAAGTCCGGGGAACCCCAGCTTTTCGCCGATGGCGTTTCCGGCGTTTATTGCGTTGGTTTTTGCATTGTCCATCTTCGTTTGGATGTTGCTCTGGATGGCTTGAAAGGCGATACCGGCTTGCGACTTTGCCGCATCCCAATCCCCGTTCATGGCGGCTTTCAGGGCGTTTGAGGCCGAAGAACCGACAACCTTGCCAGTCTCCATATCTGTTTGAATCGAATCCCTGATAGCGCCGAATTTTTCGGACGCGTTGGATTTCAGATTCTCCCAAGCATCAGACGCGTTGGATTTCAGATTTTCCCAAGCATCGGACGCGCCTTGCCTTATCCCGTCGAATTTCTCGCCAAGGCTGGATTTGACCTCCTCTGCCTTGCCTGTTATACCGTCCCAAATACCAGACCAGAAATCCGGCACGCCTGCAAAGAAATCCTGCACGCCTTGCCATTTTTCCGAAATCCAGCCAGTGAAATCAGACCAGAGCTGCTTGCCCGTCTCGGTCTGCGTGAAGAACCACGTAAGGCCAGCGACGGCGGCGGCGACCGCTGCAACGCCAAGCAAGATGGGATTTGCGGCAATCAATCCGGTGAACGAAGTCCAACCGGTCGAGAGCTTGCCGCCAAGAGTAGTAGCCAGCCCGCCAGCCTTCTTGGCGATACTGCCGAAGCCTGTTGCAGCAGTGCTGATCGCGCCGCCGCCCTCACCGAACTTGCCGGTGAGCGACGCGAAGCCCCCCGCAACATCCTTGAACGTCTGGCCGATCTCAACGCCCTTTTGGAGCGTCTTGCCGATGCCGGTTGTAAGTCCGCCGAACGCGACCGTCCCCAAAGCGACATTGGTCGCCATGTCCTGCTGCTCGGGCGTTAAAGACTTATACCAGTCGCTAACGCTCTCAAGCGCCGGCGTTACCTTCTCAAGCAAGGTCGTCCCAAGCTCGAGCGCCTTCTCCTTGAAGGGCATGGCGGCTTCGCCGGCTTCTGCCATCTTCTGATTTAACTCGGCCTGCGCTTCGCGCGTGTCGAGCATCGTCTTATTAGTCTCTTGGTACGTCTCGCCGATGTTGCCGTAAAGACCGTCGAGGGTCTGGGTGATAAGCGAAGATCGCTCCTGCTCGTCACCGCAGGCGGCAAGGGCGGCGTTGAAGGCGTCCTCTTTGGTAGCGCCCTGCGCGATCTGGTCATTGAAAGCCTGCTGTGCCGCCTGGTTGCCGGAGAGCGCCGCGCTCCACTGCTCGTTGCTCGCCGTTGCCCAATTGAGGGCATCGGCAAGACCGCCGGTTACGGTACCGGTGTGTGCCGTTTCCTGAGACGCTTCCACTAAGTTTTCGAGTGGCAGGGCATCGCCGAACTTCGAGAACGACCCTGCTGCGATGTTGTTCCACTTGTCCAGCTCCTGCTGGTTGGTGGTCAAGCGGGACAGGTTCTGCGCGGCCTCGGTCGCGGTATCCTCTTCCCCAAGCAGCTTATAGAAGAGTGTATAGGAGTTTCGCGCCTGCTCGGACGTGCCGCCCGCGTCTTTCCAGGCAGCGTCAAGCTGATGCGTCTGCTCGATCTGCTCTTCTTGGCTGCTGGCAAGCCCGACAAGCGCGGTGGCAGTGCCGGTGACGGCACCGGTGATCGTCTTTCCGGCAGTCTCAAGACCCTTGCCGGCCTTTTCCAGCTTATCGCTGTTGTCCTGTATCGTCTGCCCGAACTGATAAAGGCTGCTCTTCGATGCCTGCGCTTCGCGGCTGACGCTTTTAAGATCGTCTGAATAGCTCTCAAGCTGGTTTTCGCAAATGGCTATTTGCGCCTTGAGGCTCGAATACTGCGCTTCCTCGCGCTCGGTGAGTGCAGCGCCGCTGCGTTTCTTCTCGTCGAGCGTCGCAAGCGCCGACTTGTAGGCATCGAGCTTGGTTTTCGTCTCGTCGTACGCGCGGTTCAGAAGCTTTTCCTTCTCGACGAGCAGATCGGTGTTGCCGGGGTCGAATTTCAGAGCGCGATTGATGTCCTTCAACGCGCCTTGCGTATCCTTCGCCGTGCTCTGCACGCTCTTCAACGCGCCTTGCAACTCGGTCGTATCGCCGCCGAACTTGATAGTCAGACCCTTGTACGTGACAGCCACGGTATCACCTCTTTTCGGTTTTCAAAAACAATGAGCGCACAGAACAGCGCACCGCAGAGGCGCGCTGTCGCTTTACGCTCACAGGCCAGACCAGAAGGCAGCTTCGCCTTGCCGCGCCTGGGCGTCATCCTCGGCGTATGCCACAGCGTCGTTGACGAAGCTGTACACGTCGACAAGGTTCTGAACCTGCGCGTAGGACAGTGTATGCAGGTCTTGGATGCTCAATCCCGCCTGCTGACAGGAGTATATATAGAGCGCGTCACAGCTACTCTCCAGCTCCGTCGGCAGCGGCGGCATCGGGTGCTTCGGCGGGCGCGGCTTCCACGTCCGCTTTTGCGTTCGGAAAAAAGTTGTCCTTGATGATCTGCATCACATCGGATGCCCAACCGCCTTCGCGCTCAAGGTCGAATTCCGATTGCGGGAAACTGCAAACCCAATCCTCAAAAGACTTGCCAAGGTCTGTCTTCTCCTTCGCCGTGGCGTTGTACGTCTTCGCGCAGGCGTAGAAGATTTCGAGTAGCGGCACGATGGGCGGCATATTCGACGCGCTGGTAACCTCGAGTACCACGGATACATCTTCGTTGATGTCCTTCGGTCGGCGGCTCCCGTCCTTTCGCTTGACGAAGAACTCGCGCGAGAACGCAATAGGGGTAAAGGCGTTGCAAACGACCGGATATTTAACGCCGCCAACCTCGATGATCCCGCCGTCCATTACGCGGCCTCGCTATTAGGCTTTGGCGTGACGGTAATATCGACCTCTTCGAAGAACTTGTCGTATCCTTCAATGTCCCCGTACGTGTCGATGTAGCTGCCACGCCATCCAGTCGGCAACGTGACAGGACGGAATGTAATCTCGTAATCAAGTTGCGTGATGTCGGGCTTTTCCTCAAGCGTCTTCGCGTCGACGGACGCCGGCTTGCACATGCAGCGGTAGATGCAACGGCGCTTTCCAACGACGTGTCCGGGCTGTTCGCACATGAACGCGAACGGCTTAGGGGTCTTGCCGGACGTTGCCAGCAAACGCCCCTTTGCGTCGATGTCGAAGCCGATAATATCGGCCAGAAGCGCACGAAGCTCAGGCGTGCTCTCGATGTCGTAGATCGACCACGTGATGGAGCCGCCGTTGTCCTGATACTTTTCCAACCACGTATCATTATCTCCGTGGCTCGTCGACTGCTCAATGGACGGTGCGATCTTGATCTCGACCGTACCGGGGATGTGGATAGGCTTCTCGTACTCAAATGTATCCTCGTTGGTAAGACGCGCCAAGTGCGCGTTCTTAACGCCGAAGAACCCATTTCGCGCCATGTCGGCTCCTTTCTTTACTCGGCCACGCCCACCTCGTAGGCTGTCTCGATAAGATCGTCACTATCGAGCGGTGTGACCGTTTTCACATAATTGAACTCTGCGGCATCGAGCGCCGCTTCGAATCGCTTCTCAAGCCCGTAGTCGCGCTCTCGCACGTAAAGCGCCACATCGTATGGCATCCAGCGGCACCATCCGACGTTGTCGGCGCTCACGCCATCGCCGTAACCGGCTTCGATATCGATATACGGCGGCGCTGGAAACTCGCCGTCACGAAAGCCGCCGTTAGCCCACGGCAGGTCGAACGCATCAAGCAGCGCCGCCAGGTCTTTAAGGCTGTTCATTGCGCCCCCTTCGAAAACTCGGCGGCAACCTCCTTGTAAACTCCTTCGATTACGTGATCGCCAGCGACCTTGCCGGGATAGCTGCCGCACTGGTTTTTGATCGCGTGGCCGTTTTCGAGCAGATGGGTAAGCTGATATTGCCTATTGTGGACAACGCAGGTCGTGCCGGTCGCTTCGGTCTTAACGTCGGCAGACCAGCCCTTAGCGTAGCTGCCGCCGTGACGCTTCCTCTTGCGGCTTCGCTCCTTGAGCATACGGACTGCCTTGTTGCCAGCCGCCTTGACGTTTCCCTGCAAAGCCTCTTCGTTATCCTCGATTACCTCTTCGATGCTGTTCACGATAATCGCTTCCAGCTCGCCGGTCCTTATCCCGCTCACCGGTTGCCCACCTTCTCGACAAGGGTCAGGCGCACGTTATCGGCGTTCGCCACCACCGCCGAATCGACGGCGTAGCGGATGCCGCCGAACTCGCAGAGCCTTTCGCCGCTGTAGGCGCACGCGCGTACCGCGATGACGGCCTGCGGCTTAACTCCCGCCTGCGCGGCGGCGTAATACGCCGCCTGGCTGATGCCGTAGACGTTGCACGGCACGCGCCGCCGCCGCTCCTTCTTGTGCGATACCCCCAGCTCGTCACGCTCGGAAACCGTAGCGATCAGCGTGCAGATGCCAGCCCAGCCGCTCATGACGCATCGCCGCCGCTGTACGCCGAATCTCCACTCATGCTCGTGAGCATGGCGTCGAAAGACTTCATGAAGCGTTCGGAATCGGGATTGTCCATGCCGAAGTTGGCCTTGACGTAGACCTTTATCGCAAGGCGAACGCGGCCGTCCGAATCATCGTGCGCCTTGGCATCCGCCACGCCGCCCGCCACCAACTCGGCGCGGGCGGCTTCAATAACGTCCGAAATCTCTTCGTCATAGTCTGTGACGAAAGCAGGGATGCGAAGCGCGGCGCGGCACGCATCCAGCAGATTCCCTTTAGCCTTTGCGGCCATGCCGCGCCACCCCCTTAAGCCTGCTTGATAGTGAGCTGTGCGAACGCTTCCGGCACGGCAAGCACGCCGTCAAACAGAACATAACCGTCGAAGCAGCGCTTCTGGGTGCGAGGCTGGACGTAAGGCGTCACATCGGGGCCATCAAAGATATTGCCCTTGAAGAGGTCGGGGAAGCCGGCCTTGATAACGCCATCGGCAATGGAATCGTCCTGCTTGACCACCTTGCCGAAGATGCGACCCTGAATGGTCGGGTCATCGGTCGCTTCATTGACGAAGTAAGAACGGCCAGTCGTGTCCTCGATCATGGCAATCTGATTCCAGATGGTGCTGTTGTTGGCGTAAATGATGATTCCCTTTGCGGCGGCGTTGCCGTAGGTGCGAAGCAGGCTGAGCATCTTAACCATATCGGCCTTGGTAAGGCTCTTTGCCGCTGCGGTCTGAATCTTGTTCGCCGCCGCCATGCCGTATTTGGCATCGCCAAGCTTCTCGTGGGCAAAGGCGTTGCACGCGACGGAAAGACGCGCGGAGACCTCGGTAATGATGTACTGCTCGAAGCCGGAAAGAGACTGCGTTGCCATCTTGCGGGACATCTCGACAGTCTTCTTGATCTCCTCACCCACAAGCGGAACGTTGTCGAAATCATTCTCCTCGACGTCGGTGGGCGCTTCGCCCTCTTTTGTCTTGGCCGCGTCGCCTGCGGTAATAGACTTGTGACGCGGGAACTCGACCTGACCGGACATGTTCGTTCGGCTGATGTCACCGAAGAAAACCGCGGTGTTGTCGATAAGGGAAATGATCTCGTTCTGCACGGCAACGGGAACGAGGGATCCGGTGTTGGCCGTGGTGATGGTGAACTCTTCTCGCTGCTCGATTGCGTGTCGCTGGGCGGCACGCTCGGCATCGGTAAGCGCGGTGCCGCCGACAAGCTGGATGCCGGAACGCTCGGCAAGACCCTTGACCCACGCGCGGCGCTCGGCTGCGTCATAGTCGGTCACATCGTAGACAGCGCCGGAAGCGCCGGCGACGTTGGAGGAGCGCGCCAGCGGCACGGAATCCACGCGCTGTGCGCGGCCTGCGTCGATGGCGGCACGGGCGTTCGCGACGGCTGCGGCGCGGGTCTGTGCCGCCTGCTCGCCAGCGGCACGGCGCTGGTTGATCTCGTCGGTCAGCTCGGCCATGCGTGCCGCATCCTCTTCAGTCGGATCGGTATCGGCATCATACTTGTCGATAAGAGCTTGAAGCTCGTCAATAAGTGCCTGCAAATTCATAGCTACATGCCTTTCTTCGCGTTGATGATTGCTACACATGCTTTGGCGCGAAGCAACGCGCCCTTCCTTCGCGCAAACTCCTTGCGCGACTGCTCAATCACTCCGCTGAGCAGGTTTCTTGCACTAATCTCCGTGTTCGGGTCTGCCGGCAGGCTCACGGCGCTCACGTCGTAGACCTTCTTAACGCGGGTGATAGTCGTTGTCCGGGTTTCGCGGTCGTACTCGTCTGCCGCAATCATGAAAGCCCACGACATGCGAGTAATAAGCCCGTTGGTAATCTCTTCGTAAAGGTCGCGTGCCGCCTGCGAACCCGACAGGTCAGCAGCGACGAACAGCCCGTGTTCGTCAGGCTCGATAATCAGCGTCCCGTTGCTCATTCGCGCAAGCACCTTACCGGAATGGTCGAACTGCATGATTACGTCGCTCATGTCCGCATCGACGAAAGCCGTTGGCGCGATGATCTCGCGGTACTCGTTTCCGTCGTAGTCCTCAAAAAGCACGTAAGGGTCATTGAATGTCGAAGCGTATCCCTCGACGTAATACTCGGTATCGAAACGCTTCTCGCGCTTCCCGTCATCAGCGCCAAGAGCACGCACCATGACCGGCATGGCGCGGTATTGGCGCTCATTCGGTTTTGCTGGCATCTTCACCACCATCTTTCTTACCGTCGATTGCGGCAACGTTCGCGTTGGTCTGGGCGGCAGCCGCCGCCTGCTCGGACGTGTGCTGGCTGATCAAATCGAGATCGATATACTCGCCGCGTATCACGTGACGTTCGCCGCCCGGATAGCTCGGCGATTGGAAGACCTCGGCAACTTGGTTGCCGCACCAAATCCCTCGGTCGAACAGCGCCGTGGAGACGTTGAGCTTCGTTTGATTGCTCGCGAACTCAAGGCGGTTCGCGCTGAACATAATCGAGTTGCCGTGGGCGATCTCGTTCGGCGTGAACGTCATCGCCGTGAGCACGTACCCGAGCTGGATGGCGAAGACCTCGGTACGCCCCTCGTAAAACGCGTTGTACGTGTCCTCGTCGGCCTTGTTCATAACGACGTCTTCATTGCTACCGAAGAATCGATAGGCCGCTTTTTCGATGCGTTCCATTTGCGCGGCATCGACCGTGTAGCTCTGCGGCTCGATCTGCTTGACTTCTTGATATTTGTTGTCGTAAACGACGATTCCGCCAGCGTTAGAAGCCCCCAGCTGCTTATTGAAAGCTTCTGTGGATTTCTTCGTGTCTTCAGGGTTTCGGTTTTGCGAAAGCTTGCCGATAAAGCGCACCGCCGCGCCTTGCTCGATAGCCGTTTTCTCGGCTTCTTCCTGAGCGTGAATCAAATCAAGCGTTGGATTAAGGACGTTTGTGCCATCGCCGAATAGGTCGCTCTTGAATTGATGCCGCGTCATAACTCCGATGCGCGACCACTCAATAAGCGTCTTATCGCCGCCGGGAAAGCGAAGCTCAAGCCACAAAGCGCCGTCGACGTCATAGGCTTCACACTGGCTCGGCAGCACGGGATAGTAACCAACGGACGTGATGCCGTCCCCGCCATCGACGGGAACGATCAAGCAGGTGTCGCAAACGTCAAGCATCGTCGATATGCGGTGCAGGAATTGCGGCGTTGTCATCCATGGATTCGGTTGCCACTGCAAAGAGCGCGTCCATTGCGGTTGCGCGGTGCCAGAAATCTCAGGCCGCAGCTTTGAAGCGTGGTCGGCGTTTCGCTCGATGATGGAGCGTGTAAGCTCGGCTTCATAGATGCCGCCGCTCCACGACGTGAAGCGCGGCGCGTAGGCCGTGAACGTCTGGAAGTAGCCATCGACCGCCTGCATGATCGGCTTATGGAACACGGCATCGAACATCGAGCGGAAAAGCTTTGGTTTTCGCACGTTTTAACCTCCAATCATGCTTTGGTAATCGTCCATCATGTCTTTGAGCACCACGAACGCGTCGCACTCAGCCGCCCAAGCGTCGATGCGGTTGCGCGGGTCTTGGTTTTTCTTGTCGGGCGCGATGTTGCCGTTCGCGTCGTTGCGGATCATCACGTTGGAGCGGCACCATTCCGCAATTGGGTTCTGGTTGTCCACGATGCGGTTTTCCTTGTAGAGGGCGCGAAGCTCCTTCATCGGCATCGACAGCGTCTGAGCGCCTTGGATGACCTTCTTGAAGTTGTCGGCTCCGAAATATCCCTCGTAGGCTTCGACGGTCGGTACGTCTCGCATGTGCCAAGGGTCGTATCCGCATGCAACCGAATAGATTCCGTACTTCTCCTGAACCTCAGTGACCCAATCCAGAACGTCGCGCTTGTCGATGATTGGCGTTGCCGACGTCCTGAGCAGGCCGCGGGCAATCCAGGCATCGTATGGCACGCCGTCTCGACCACCGCGCCGCCCCTCGGCTTCGGCCTGCTCCAAAGCGCGGAGCGGGATCCATGCCATGTGCATTGCGTATATATGCTCGTCATTCGGGCGCATCATCAGCAGACACGCCGCCGTCAGGTCGGTGGTATCGGAAGCGTCAACGCCCAGCACTGCATAAGAAAAAGACCCGTCTGACGGGTCGAAAGTTTTCTCGTTATGGATTTCAGACCACGTGAGCCATGCTTGCGACTGGTTTTCAATGAGGTTGAAATCCTTCACAAGCAACGTCGGTAAAAACGTCGGGTCGTCTTTCGCCTTCGAGACGTTTTGTCGCAATGCGTTGATTGACTTGATGGTTCCAAGACCCGGATTGGCTTTGATCCAACACTTCTCGTCTTTCCATTCCTCGCGCTCGTCAAGCTCGAAGATGAAAGCGATGAAATGCTCAGCTTTCTCGCCGGACGCTTCGCCGCTCAGCCATTTGGCGGCGTATTCGTACTGGGCATCGAAGATGCCTCCGCGAACGAAACCGTTGGTCGTGATCTCCAAAACCAGCGGCTGTCTGCGAGCGGATGTGCCCTGAATGGTCAGGTCGTAAAGGTCGCGGTTTCGCATGGCGGCAAGCTCGTCAACGATAGCGCCTGAGATGTCCAAGCCGTCAAGGTGATTCGTGTTGGCGGAAAGCGCCTTGATCGTCCCCATGTTGAGGTCGCAGTAAAGGTCGCTCACGCGCTTGCGCACGTGCTTTGCCAGCGCCGGCGATGTCATCACCATGCGCCAGGCATTGGCAAAGCCCTTCGCCGCCTGGTCGTGAGCCGTAGCGACGTTGTAGATCTCAGGTGCGCCCTCATCATCGTTTACGAGCAAGTCGTTCTCGATTGCAGACCCAAGTGCGGTCTTGCCGTTCTTGCGCCCCATGATCCAGAGCACTTCGCGGTATTGTCGCAGCCCCTCGGCATCCACGAACCCGAAGATAACGGAGAGAATCGCCAGCTGGAAAAGCTCAAGCTTGAACTTGCGCCCAAGCTTACCGCTCGGAAGTCGGCAAAACGTCTCGATAAAGTTAACGTGCTTCGCCGCAAATTCCTCGCGGAAATGGTACGGATAGAGCGGGTCGGCGTTATCAAGGTCGCGCAACACGCGCTCCGCGACCTGATGCATCTTCTCGCAAGCGGTGATCTCACCGTTGAGGATGCCACCGAAGTAGCTTCGTATCGCCTGCTCGCAGCGACCCGCGCTGCTTCGTTTCTTCTTAGCCGCCGAAGCGCGTTTCATTGATGTAGTCAATGAGCGCATCGCCTGCGGTGCTGCCGGACGGCATCATGTCGGTGAGCTGCTTGATGCCGCGCGAGAACGTGGTGAATAGCTTGTTGTAAGCGGAGAACCCCGGGTGCTCGCGCACGCCGGATTGACCGCCGCCGTTGTCATATTCGGTGAAGATGCTCTCGTGCATCAGCTCGCGGCGGGCTTCGTCAAGCTTCACCTTCAGAAACGCGATGTTCGACATCAGCGGAAGCACGGCGCTTCGCTTCTCGTCCGGTATCGCGTCCTTGGTGAGCCGTTGTAGCTTTTTCAGCTCACTTTGGTAGCGGCTCTCGATGGAAGCGGTTCGCTTCTTCGGGGGACTTTCCGTGGCTTTGGGCAAAAGGTCGTTACTTTCGCACACTTTTCGCGTTCCCACAAGACCACCCCCGTTCTGAAACCCGTCACGCGCATAAATCTATCTTCCGGCGTTGGTGCCCTATGCTGGGTGCCTTGATTTTAGGCCGGGGGGATAGCTCGAAGCTGTGACCTGCTGTTTTGTCTGTCGTTTTGTTTGACTGTGCGCTTGTGCTCAGTCTGTGTTTTCGTCTGTCAGCGAAATCAAGTTGCCGTCCTCGTCAAAGCGCAGCCCTTGCCTTGTGCTGCCCTGCCTTGCCCAGCCGTGCACCTTCTTGTGGCAAAGGTCGCACAGGCTTACAAGGTTGCGAGTGTCGGTCGCTATGTTCGGATCGCTGATGTTCGATGGTGTTAGCTCGATGATGTGATGCACCATCGTTGCCGGTGTTGCGATGCCAGCCTTAAGGCAGTGCTGGCAAAGATAGGCGTCGCGCTGCAATGCAAGCTCTCGCGCCTGTTCCCAATCGCGCGAATGGTAGAAGCGGTATGAGAAGCCCTTAGCCATTGCGCGACCTCCAACAAAAAAGGGACGCGACCAAAGGCCGTGTCCCTTTCTGATAATCCACCGTACCGAAATATAACGCAAACCGAAAAGTGATGACAAGTACCAATCTCAAATATCTTTGAGCGCAGCAAAGCCCACCTCGTCGATATAGCGGAACCCAGTGTTACAAAGCTCCCTGCACCATTGGCGCGAGCACTGCATCACATCGGCAATCTCGTCCCATTGCATCGCTTGGAGATAAGCCATGCACAGCGCGTCGGCGTAGCGGTTGCCCTTGAGTTTAGCCAAGCCGCCGCGATTGTCAGCACCGTAGAGCAGCACGCACGCTTCGTCCACCTCGGCTTGGCTATCCGCGATCCTCCTTTCCAACCTCCCCTCAAAGTCGATACGCCCGTTAATCGCATCCATAGGGTCTGAGCCGCCACCGCCGCCGCCTGCGCTGTAACTCTGCGCCTTGGCTCCTTCGCGAGCCTTAAGGCGGGCTAGCATCTCCTTTGCATGTTCGATGCTAGCCACCTCGTCACGAATGCGCTCGAAGTATTCCTTGGCATCCACAAAGCATCAACCCTAGTCGACACCCGTAGAGCCGAAGCCGTCGGTACCGCGCTCGGTGTCGGTCAGGCTATCGACCCCGACAAGATCGCACGGCACGAACGGGACAACGACCATCTGGCACACGCGCGTACCCTTGGGAAGAAACACGGTGTCGCAGCTGAGATTGACCAGCGGTGCGTACACCGCGCCAAGGTATCCGCTGTCGATGACACCCACGCCGTTGCGCAGAGTCACGCCGTAGTGAGCGCCAAGGCCGGAGCTCGGGATGACCAAACCGACACAGCCGCTCGGAATCTCGCAGGCAAAGCCAAGTCCGCAGACCGCGCTCGCGTTTGGCTCAAGCCTTACATCCTCGGCGATGCAAAGGTCGAAGCCTGCATCGCCATCGTGCGCGTATGTCGGCATGGCTGTTCCGTCAGCCAGGCAAACGTTCATCTTTCGTCCGTACATGTCAGCTCCTAAAAGGGAATGTCTTCGTCGTACAAATCTGGGTAGGCCGCAGCCTGGGGCGCTGCCGCCTGCGGTGCCGCCGTCGGCTGCTGTGACTGTCGCTGCGAGGTCATGATCGCTACGTTGTCAACGATGACCTCGAGCTTGCGGTAGCACTTGCCGTCCTTCTCCCACACGTTCTGGTGCAGGTGCCCAAGGATGGCTAGGCGTGCGCCTTTCATCAGAAGCCCGTTGTTAAACATCGCTTCTCCGCGCTTGCCGTACATCACGCAGTCGACCCAGCTGGTCACGTCCTTATAGCTGCCGTCCTGCTGCTTGCGACTCTTGTTCACAGCTAGCGAAAAGCTCGTTACCGCAAGGCCGCTGTTGGTGTACCTAACCTCTGCGTCTTGCCCAAGGTTGCCACTCAAGGTGACGCTGTTAAGGCTGTCACTCACAGCTACCACCCCTCACGATTGCAAGTGCGATATAGGTCAGGATCACCATCGCGGTCGCGAGCGACGGGAAGACCCACGAGAACAGGCAACCAGTGATGATGCTTATGAACAGTTCCATAAGACAAAAACAGAGAAAGACGATGATGCAGCCCAACAACGCCATGAGCACCGCTACAAGCACACTCAGCCTCTTGATTCGGCGGCGTGCCTGCTCACTCGACCTACTCACGGCATCCACCCCCAAGAGCCTTGATAAGTCCCTCGCGCTGGACGTGCCCCAATCCTCGCACACGCCTGCCCGCGCTGATGTGCAGGCTCTTCATAAGCTGCTGTGTACGTTTCTTGGCATAACCAGGCATCGACCTAATCAGATACTCGACGCGCATATCAGCTGCGGCCTGATAGTTGCGGTCTGCCAGCTCAAGAAACCCATCAATGCCCAGCGCCCCAGTTTTGAGATGTTGGCGAATGTCTGAGCGCTGCCTGCGAATCTCAAGCGCTCTGTCAAGAGCCCTGCGGCGCTCATCGCCGGTCATAATAGTCACCATTTTCGGTATCTCCTGATTCTTACTTGGAATACGGCGGCTAACCGTTCCCAAACCATCGGTTTTGCTTTCTGACCTCTCGTTTTCGTGTCGTGCAGCAAATGGCTGAGGTCTTGCCATTTACACACCATTTACACTCCGTCCTCAAGCTTCTTGGCGAAGCTGTTGAACGCCTGAGCCGCAGCCTGGTCGCGCCCCGGCAGAAGGTGCGCGTAGAGCTTCAGCGTGGTCGCTTCGTTCGAGTGTCCCAATCGATCTGCGAGCGTCTTGAGGTCAACGCCGTTCGCAAGGCACCACGTGGCGTGCGTATGGCGCAACGAGTGGAACACGTACGCCTTAGGCATGCCCGCACGGTCGCGAACGCGGCTGAAAGCCTTTGAGACGGTCGTGGGGCGCATGTAAGAGCCGTCTACGCTCACCAGTGGCGAATCGGGCGTGAAAGCGTCTGAAATCGAATCCTGTTGCGCGAGATAGGCTTTTATCTGCTCCCACTCTTCGTCGATTAACGCCACAGGCCGCGTCTTCTTGTTCTTGGTCACGTTGGATCGGATAACGCCACCGCCCGGAACCTCGATGACCGTTCCGCTCACGAGGATGAACCCCTGCGCCTTGTGGAGGTCGCGGCGCCTCACGGCACACACCTCGCCGACGCGCATCCCCGTATGCAGTGCGAGCCAAGCCGCGAAAGCATAGGCTGATTGGCGCATGAAGCGCTTCTCGGGCATCTCAAGGTCGAGCTTTTCGGAAACCATGGCATCGAGTGCCCTGTAATCCCATTCGTCGATGCTCACGGCCTCATGGCGTTCCTCTGGCGGCTTTGTGACCATGAGCATTGGGTTGTTCTCGCAGATGCCGATGCGCACCCAGAAGTTGTATGCGCCGCGCAAAAAGTGGTGAACGCTGATAATCGTGTTGCGCGAAAGACCTTGACCGCCGTTCTTCTTACTCACGCCAAGCCGCGTCTCGAAGTCGTTCAGCTCGATAGCGGTAAGGTCGCGAGCGACTTTGCCTTTAAGGTACTTGCCCACGTAGGTTCGTGTGAAAAACGTCCACCTCTTCACGGTGTTAATGGCTGCGCCCTTAATCTTCCGCTGCTCGATATACTCCCAAAGCAGGTCGACTATGAGCGTGCTCTTGACCTTGCCGTCAAGGGTCAGGTGCGAAGCCCAGGCATCAGCCAAAGCCTGCGCTTCATCGCGCGTCCTGGCATCCGGGAAGCTGCGTCGTGGCCGTATCTGCCGCCCGTCCGGTGCCTTGCCAAGGTACGGCTGCGCGTACCACACGCCCTTTGGGTCGCGCTTGACCTCAACGTCCATGGCGGCGCTTCAATTCACGTACGACGTCGATAACGCTACCCGACATGTCGCGAATCTCGTGAACGCAGTTCTTGCAAATGTCGAACTCGACCAGCTTGCCCTTGTCATAGGCGTGCACCCTTGCGAATTCGTTAATGTTGGTGCAGTCGGCTTCCTTCCCGCACCCGTCGCAGCAGCCGGAAACCTTAATCATCGTCCCGCTCCTTTTCAGCCGCCTTCTTCGCCTTGTGCATGCTGAGCTTTGCCGCGTAAATAAAGTAGATGCACACGATCAGCAGGAAGCAGGAGAAGGCCAGGAACCCATATCCAGCTCCGAAGATGAAGCCAATGGCGATACTGGCAACCAGCATCGCAAACGGGACGATCAGCAGGGCGCACCCAACCAGCATCGACGATGCCTCTTCATACTCTTCCTCGGTCTTAAACTCTTTCATTGCTTTCCTCCAAATTTCGGTGAATCACTTCGATTGCGTCGGTGACGCAATCGCACCAGCAAATAAGATCGTCGTAATCGACCCGCGCACCCTCGTGTCCGCGCTTCTCGCAGGTCGCAATGCGCCTGCTAATGTCCTGCGATACGGCGCACAGGTTCTCAAGGGTCTTGCGATCGCTCCTAATCGTCATCGTCGGTCACCCACTCGTCTCGGTGGTGTTCCCGCATGAACTCGTCGAAGTCCAATTCGATGGATTCGCTTTCACATCCCTGCCAGCCCCAGAACTCGCTGACATACGGCTGGCAGCGCGGGCATGCGTAGCGCTTCCAGAACAGACCCACCCAAAGGCCGCTTTCCATGAGCACGCCACGCGTCCCCGCCGGAATCGTCTCGCCGCAGTACGCGCACTTATGCGCCTTGCGGACAGTGACGATTTTGGGCGCGGCGTAGAAGTCACCACCGCTCATGACGCGCCGCCTTCCAGTGCTTCAAGCATGTTCTCGATGCACTCATGCGCCTTCTTGAGGTCTTCGATGCCGTTCTTGGATTTCCAGCGCCACAGGTACTTGAAGGCGCATCCCTGCATATAGGACACGTATTCATCGGTGCCAAGCATCGATTCCATTGCCTGCTTGCACTCAATGCCGGTATGCCCCGCGTAATGCGCAGGCTTGGTCACAGGGTCGAACCCCGTATCGACCGTCGAGGTCATCTTCTCGGCAATCTGCGAGGCGCTGAGCTCAACAGGCTCAGTCAGATCACCTACACGCTTAACGTAAGAGCTCATTGCAATCACTCCTTTGAAACCAGCTTCGCCAACTCGTCAAAATCGACCGTATGGAGCAGCTTTATCAGCTGCGTGACCTCTGGTGAACGCCAAGCGTGCATGCAGTACACATGCGCCTCTGTCGAGTAGTGGTGGGAATTGGCCTTAAGGTGCTCTTCCGCTTCGCGAAGCGTGAGAAACATGGTGTCCGGGACAATTGCCCACAGCTTCGTAAGGAACACGCAACCCAGCGCGTTGTTCTCGGCGTAATCCTTGATTACACCCTTAGAAATGCTGATGCCAAGATTCGTGTAACGCGCCCACAGGCAACCGTCCGTGCCAAGCTCAAGCCAGTTGTCTTCAAGCCATTTTTTGGCGTGCTCTTCGCCGCCAAGATCAAGCTCGTCCTTGTAGGCTCGCGACACCGCTTCCTCTAAGCTAATGATTTCGCCTTCGCCGTCTTCAAAAAGCCCAACGGCTTCGATGTCATCACCATCTGTTGCTTCGCGGTATTCGTAGTCTCGAATGGCCCAAAAACGTGGGTCAGCCGTTGCTAATGTCGGCTGACTGTTCAGCTCATGCTGTAGCTCTTTAAGAAAAACGAGATCGTCTTGCGTAAGGCTACGCTTGACGTAAGCGCGGTCTTCGAGATCAACCGATGCTGTCATTTCTCTTCACCTCCTTCTCGCTCTTCTTCGTCTCCCTGCACTTCCAGCAGGCTTCGCTGTCCTTGATGAACCAGTCCAAATTCCGCTCGATGCCGCAGTAAGGGCACGTGCGCTTTCGGACTTTGTTGACATAGCTCCCGTAAGGCATAGCCAACGCTCCTTTGTTGAAAACTCTGCTATTGTTGAAAACTTGTTGAAAACCTGTTGATAACTACTGTTGAACGCTCAAAAACAGGCTCTGGAATCGCGCGAAATTCGAATCGCTAAAGAAAGAAGAAGCAAGAAAGAAGAACCTTGCTTGTATGTCAACATAACAAGCAAGTGCGGGTTTTTGGCTTTGGGTTAGGGTCTAAAGACCCAAACCCAAAAACCCGCTTCTGTATTGTTATGTTATGTATTGTTAGGCTTAGCCCAGCCTAAAACCGATGGTTTCGCGCTGGTTACAATCCGCAACAACACAAACATATGCCCTGACCTGCTATTCTTGCGGGTTTTCCTGCTTCTTCTTCGGCCTGCCGCCCTTGGCTCCGTTGACGCGCTGTTTGCCAAAATAAAGGGCGTTTTTGCACATCCTCTCGCTCTCGATGTGACCTTTTCCGTCCCTAACGAGCAAGCCGATCTCGAGCAGGCAGTCGATGAAATCGCGCGTCTCGGCGATGCTCACCGTCTCGTCAAAGGCACCCATCGAGCGCATGCCGATCGCGCCGGCGAGAATGAGCCAGTCTTCGTCGGTGTCCACGGCGATTGAGTGGTGCTTGGTGCTCGCCAGAAGCTCGCACAGCCGCCAGTAGGCTCCGTAGCCCTCGTTACCGCGACGCATGAGCAGCCGTTGGCATTTGATGTCCTGCTGCGCATTGGCGTCGTGCTGGAACCATGCCATAGGCTCTTGCGCCTGCTCGTGCACGTCTTTAGGAATCGCTGCCATCGTCCTCACCTCCCATCGTCAGACCATCGCTTGTCCCCTGCTGGTGCCAGCCGTCCCAAAGGCACTTGCCGACCTCGCGGCAGTTAGTCCAGACGGTCGCTCCGCGAAAGCCGCACGCGCTCTTTTGCTTCTGTCCATGTTCGAGTAGATGAAGCTCGAACTGGCATCGCCCGGGCGTCGGCATCGGCTGCTCTCCAAAAAGGTCAAGCGCCAGCTGCTCAGCGCTCTTGGAGCTGCTGCACATATGCGTTGCACGCCGATTTGGTCATCAGGTAGACGAACATGCCAGGCGTCATATCGTCGAGCCTGTCGCTCTCAAGCACGTCCTTCATGGCAACGATGGGTGTCCACATGAAGCAGAGAGCCAGATCGGTATCAAGGTTGATGCTCTCGCCGCTCTTGGAGTTGAATACCGTAATGGTGCCGTCGGTATTGCTGATGTACTTGGCAACGGAATCGAGGAACTTGATTGCGTCCTTACGCTTCATGATTGTTCTCCTTGTCATAGATTGAATTGCGTAGCTTGATGTTCAGCTGCGGATGCTTTTTGAGAAGCCAACGAGCTAGGAGCGGCGTATCCGTATTGTTAATGCCGTAGACGTGCTCAGTGCCGTTACCGTCCACGAACGGCACGCCTACGAGCTTTACGCTGCCCTCGTAGCGCTGCTTCTCAATGAGGTACTTGGTGCTCACGCGGATGCCGCGCTGGTCGATTGCGAGCGCCGTGAGCTCGATCTGCCGCAGCGCCCTCGGATTGAGCTTGCACCACGTCTCGAACAGCTCTTGGCGGTCTTTGAGCTTGAGCGGCACCGGGTACACCGCCAACCGTTCCTGCCGCATCACGGATTCGAGCGGCTGCGTGAAATCGTCAACGTCCATGGCGCTTCCTTGCCTCGCGGCTCATAAAGCGCCTGAAAGCCACTTCCGCGACCTCTCGCGGTGCCGATGGCGGCACGGGTAGCACATGGCGCGCGCGAACGTCTCCGGCTCCGCTAACGCCCGGTCTGCGGGCTTCATCGATGATCACCCGCGCGACCCAGAAGCCGTTCGCATCGCGGTCGAGATAGCCCCTCATTGGTCAACCAATCGGACGATTGCCCAAAGCTCAAGCCCGGCAAGGACGAACGGTAGCCAAGGCAGGTTGCATGCTTCGGTAAGCCAGATAATGGCACCAGCCAGGGCGATTGGCAGGATTCCCGTTGCCGCTAGCACGGCAATAGCGCCGCAAAACCACCGCTTAACCATTGCTAGTGGTGTAGAATTCTCGATGTCATTCCCGGTGAAGGTTTTGACACAGCCCGTGCCCGGTTGCAGCCAGGCGCGGGCGCTTTCATTTCGCAGGCGTGCATCATAGCCTTGACGCGCCGACAAAATGCCGCCTGCGCGGTATCGAGCCTGCGGTGGCTTCCGCCCGTCAAAACCACTATGCAAACCAACGGTTTGCTGTTGGGTTCCATACATGTGAAACCCCTCCTTTCTTACTTGCTGAGCCACCCACCGAAGGCAACGGCAGAGGCAATGAATAACCAGAGGGTCAAGACGTGGATAACTTCATCCATTAGGCAACCTCCTTCCATCCCATCAAGTCGTTGGGGCTGATGTCGGCAACGTCGCAGATAGCCATGATCTTGTCAGCGCCGGGGATATAACCTTCGCCGCTCTCGTACTTCACGACGGAATCTTTGGAGATGCCAACACGGCTAGCAAATTCGTCCTGCGTAATGTCAAGCTTGGCGCGAGCAGCGCGAAGATTTGCGGCGAAGACCTCTTTGTTGAACTTCATACTGTCCACCTCCTTTCATTGAGTGATAATTGCAAACCTTGCTTGTCAAGGTTTGCACCCGTATGTTTATCGGGTTTACCCGTTAAACATACGGCTTTAGGAAGGTTTCTTCCTAACTCGCATTGCAGTATAAGCGAGTTTCTTCCTATTGCAAGAGGAAAATAAGAAATAATTTGCCTATTCTCGTCCAATAGAATAGAATTCACGGCAGATAGTTGCTAAAAAAGGAGGTGTGAAATGAAGCTTGCCATAAAGGAATTACGTAAAAAGCTGCACATTTCACAAGCAGACTTTGCGAAAGCCGTTGGCGTGTCCATGCGCACGGTCGGATCTTGGGAACGTGGCGAATCATTCCCAAACGCCGAACAAGTTTGGAACGCAGCTTTGGCGTTAGGCTGCTCGCCGAATGAGATATTGAGTTGGGATGGTGAAGAAAATGAAGATAGCCAGATCACTAGTGATGAGCGCGAAATAGTAGATAACTATCGCGAAAGCTCCCCAGAGTGGCAGCAGAACATTTCGATGACCGCCAGGGCGGCAGCATCGGAATCAAAAAGGAAATAAAAAAGCCCCGCGCAACCGTCCAAAGTCTCGCAGGGCAATACCAAAAGGCAAGGTGATTTTATCATGCCAAAGGGCACACGTGCCGCTATCTATGCGCGTTTCAGCTCGCATAACCAGCGAAGTGAATCAATCGATATTCAGGTAGAAAAGTCGCGAGAATACTGCAATGAACACGGCCTTGACGTTGTGCGCGTATATAGCGATTACGCGCAAACAGGCCGTGACGTGCAGCGCGTAGAGTTTCAGCGGATGATGAAAGACGCAAAACTCGGAATATTTGATTATGTGGTGATCTATAAGGTCGCGCGCATTATGCGTAACCGTGATGAAATGGCGCTCGCGCGTATCAAGTTGCGCAAAGCAGGTGTTGAAATACTTTATGCCGGTGAGAGCCTTGGTGAAGGCTCAACGCGCGTGCTCAACCTTGGCATGCTCGAGGTACTTGCCGAATGGGAAAGCGCAATCGACAGCGAGCGTATCCGAGACGGAATCAACAAGAACGCCCAGCGCGGCATGGCGAACGGTCGCACTCATTACGGCTGGGACATCGTTAACGGGTATTACGAGGTCAACGAACGTGAAGCTGCCGTGATGCACCGTATGAAAAACATGCTCTTTGCCGGATCGACCGTTGCCGAAATCAAGCGTGCTGTCGCAGTTGAACGCGGCAAGCGCGGCAAACCGTTGACGCATGGCGTGATAACAAAGCTGCTCAGGCGCGAACAGAACTGCGGCGTTTACGATTACGCAGGCGTTCGAATCGAAGACGGCATGCCTGCGCTTTGGTCGCGTGAAGACCAGGACATGATCAACAGCATTTTGGGTTCAAACGGGCGCAAGCACAACAAAACACGCGACACCAACGATTACCCGCTGTCTGGCAAGATGTGGTGCCCAGAGTGCGGCCAGTATTACGTTGGCACCTGCGGCACGTCAAAAACGGGACGCGTCTACCACTACTACAAGTGCAAGAAATGCCGCCGTACCTTTAGGCGTGATGCCGTCGAAGAAGCCGTGCTCGACACCGTTCTCGAGACAATCAAGAAGCCGGATGTACGCCAGCGTATCGTTGACGCAATGGCTCTTTACGATGAAATGAATGAAGAGAAGGAAGAGCCGGAGAGCAAGCGCATTGAGCGCGAGATAAAGCGCATAGAAGCGGCGTTTGAGCGTATCTGGCAGGCTATTGAGGACGGCATAGCGCCGCCGGGCGGCAAAGAGCGCGTAGACATGCTGCGTGAGCAGAAAGCGGCCTTAGAAGCTGATCTGCGGCAGGCTCAGGCTAGCGAAAGTGCGCATCTGTCTGGCGAAGACATAGCCGCTTGGCTCGATCACATCGCACAGGAACCAGATGCAGCCGAAATCATCGATACGTTCGTGCGGCTCATTGAAGTAGACGGGGAAGAACTCAAGCTTTACTTTGCGTTCGACTACTGGGGCGATGACTTCCAGCCGAAACAAAAAAAGACGAACCCCGAAAAGGGTTCGTCTAATGTTCCAATGGTGGAGGCGCGGAGAATCGAACTCCGGTCCACGAAAGCCCTCTGATTGGCATCTCCAAGCTCAGTCGCTGGTTTTGTCTCGGACGCTTTGCGCGCAGCGACACGCTCGCGGCGTCCTAACCGGTTCGGTCTTAGCCTGCGCCATACCGATTACGTGCGCAGGAGCATTCCCCTAAAATGACGTCGCGCCGGTGTCGGGGAAATCACCGGGTTGACGCGCCGCTATAAACTAAGCAGCGAGAGCCATAGGCTCAAAAGAAGAGTTGTTGTCAATTCAATTTGACGGTACCCCTGTTTAACGAGGCGAGGAGACCTCGGCTTGCTTCCTCTCTCAGAGCTATCGTGTCGAAACCAGTCGCCCCCGAATGTTGGGAAAGTCTGGATGGTATCGGGCCTGCAAACACCCGATAACCGTCGACTTTTCAAGGAACATACGGGGCGAGCCCCGCTTGTGGAGTGTTATCTTACCACGTTCTGAAAGCGGACAGCTGTTCTATGCACGAGCTGTGAAGACCCCAATGTGCGCCGCACTTCGCACTTTTGTTACCGATCGCGTCACGTATATTTTCGCCAAGCAAAATTGACCCGTCGAAAGGACCGTT